ATTGATTTTTTTAAACGCGAGGTTCTACGCGGTCACAGCAAAGAACTACCGTTTCCATCATGTTATCGCTGGAGGTACGGGAAAAGTTCTCAAAGGAGGTCTTTTTGCACCGCGTATTGTAGATTGTCCATGCGTTCACGGTAGCACCGTTATCGTCAAGCGCGCTAATCACAATGATACGCCCTTCACCGCTGTTTAGCCAGTCCCATGCCCACTCCTTCACGGAATCCGCAGGTCTCAATTTTTTGAGGGTAATATCGCCAACTTTCCACATGCCGAGTGTTTTTACTTTTCGGTCGGTATCGCCGTGTTCCACGACTTCACGTTCCTGCTCAGGAAGGTTGATTTCTTGCGCTTCAAATTGGTTTAGTCCGTCAATCTCTATTCGAAATTGATACACCTTTGTAGGGTTTGCTATCTTAGCCATTATCGTGGTTTTGTTGGATTAAAGAACGGTTACATCAACACCTGCTGCGGACACAGTCAATCCGAGGTTTATCTTTTCTAAGGCGGTCTCTGGGAAAATGTTGATAAGAGCATTGTAGTTGCCTGCTGCAATGCTGACAGGGTCGTTTACCGTTGCCTGACTGACATTATCGACATCTTGGTCACCAAAGTATTCAAAGCCAAAAATCGCACGTCTTGTGGTCAAGTCGGTCAAGAATTTTGCGGCTTTGCGGTAAATGTTTTTCCAAGTGATAGGGTCGTTCGGTTCAAACAAATCCCCTTTGACAATCCCAGGGAGTGTTCGTTGGATGTACAATACCAATTCGGCAATGTTAGCCTCTTGCAAAAGCGAACTTGTACGCAGTAGGGTAGCGTTGGAAAACAGCACCACGCCATTATCTGAATCTGAAATCGCTACATTCACGCCTACATTCACCACCGCGTCCGCTTCCGCTTTTCGGGCGGGTGTACCAAGATTGTAGAACAACCCTGAGTTATCTCCTATCACCCCGCGATTGATACCGCTTTCGCTAAACCACTCACCAACCGTTGCATCCTTTTTGGCTGCCGCGCCGAGTGCATCCGATACCACAGAAATAGGTAGGGTAGCACTCGAATTGCTTGGATTCTTAATCAGCACATCGCCAAAGAACAAACGGCATTTCCAACTATCAGGAATTGCGCCGCCCGTATAGATACCCTGTCTCATTCGGAAGTCCAAAGCATTATATCCTGTTTCAAGCAAAGGACAAGGGAAAAAGCCCATTACATTCTTACTTTCGCAATAATCTATCAACGCATCGTGTAATGGGGCATAGTCGGCAAGCGGTGAAAGTACGGCAATTCGGGTAAATTCGGTGTTCGCATCAAAGGCGTGGAAGCCTGTCATTGCTATTGCATCCCCTACATAGTCGGTCACATCGAGCGAGGTGTAGTCATCCGTTCCGAAGGTGAAAGCCAACCCTGCTGCGGGGAGTATCGTGCCGTAGGAACTGTCGAAGTTCACAAGCTGAGACTTGGAATTGAAAGTTTCAATGTCCTGAGTAGATGGAGCCGATGGGAAATCCGTGATAGAGTACCCGAACTGCGGGTATCCTGCAAGTTTCACCGTAATATCCACTCCGCTACCACCACTTGCTGCCGCTGCAATATCCACGGTTAAGCTATTGCCCCAACTGCCGATATTCTTTGCGGAAAAGGTAATGCCCCAGCCTGAGTAGGTATAGACAGCGGAGGCAGTTCCACCAACGGCAGTAGTAGCATCCGTAATATCTGTGTAATGCGCTACCCTACTAATGAGCAATTGACAGCCCGCGTTTAGCGCGCGTTGGCACATCAAAGGGAATACGTCGTAAACGAGTAGCCCACCAAAGTACCGCTGGTACTCATACCACGATTTAATCAATCGTGGCGTAGCAAGTTGCCCGCGTTCGGTTACACCCGCAACGGCACAAATGCCTTTAGCAAAGGAGTTCTTGTTTTGACTTTTATCTTGTACTGTCAGGAAAGCACCCGCGAGTCCGGTTGTTGTTGCCATTTTGATTTTTAGGTTAGTTCACGATTATAGTTCCTGTGGGTGTATTCAAATTAGGGTCGTCAATGGTACTAATGTACGTATCAAACGAAATAGTAGAAAGGCGTGGTAGTGGGTGAGCAATTAGGTCGTGTTGGGAAATGAAAACATCCATCACTTTGTAATTGAAAATCCACTCGATATAGTCAGGAGTGGACACATTGACCGAACCTGTAAAGACTGTTTCAAAGGGTTGCAGCGTGAAATTCCAAAGGTCATCCACCGAAGTTAAAAAACGGCGTGTTCCAAGCTGTGTTACTATGCAGTCTTGCATTATCCTTTCAAACTCTGTGTCGGTACAGATAATGCGAATTTCGTAGTCGAGGTGGAAGGTGCTGTCAGGGAAAGCGTACTTGTTGAAAGTTGTTCCCGAAGCCTTTTCAAATCCGTATAGCCCCGTCGCTCCAAGTGTACCGATAGACTGACCTTTTCGGGCAATGGTAATTCTGTTTGTGGTCTTTTCACCACGCGCTACCGCCGATCCGATGCTAAAGACTTCAATCAATTGCGTATTCGCACGAAACGCGTCTTTTGCGGCTTCGTAGGCTGTTTGCCTATCTTGTATCGTTGCACCAACCATCGCCCGCCAATCAGGTAATTTACCGCGTTCTACCACACCGAGCCTAAGTAGCTCAAAAATAGTGCGGTCAATGATTGCAGTAGATAGCATGTTAGGAATAGCGTTTTTTCATGGCTGCAAGAAAGATTTCCGCAGGGTTGTTGTAGGCTACTTGCCATATCATCCCCTCGTCAAGGGATGGTCTCCATAAAGGTCGCGCTCTGATATTTACTGACATAGCTCCGAACTCATGTATCGCCGCGATATTGGCAAGTTCGGTGGTGCCGTCCTTTGCCATCACGCTCCTTTTTACGCCAATCAAAGCCATATCATCCACTACCCAACTGGTAATACTTTGGAAGTAGGTGGAAGTCGCTACAAGGATATTTTCGGACAATCCTTTGCGGACTTTGAGAGCCTTGTAATCCTTATTCAGGGGAGCCCATCCTAAGTCCTGTTTGGAGATGTGTCCTTTGGTAAGTGCTTCTACATAAAGACCAAACCGCTTTAGTGAAAGGGTACGTGCCTTTTTCATCTCCATGCCGATACCTGCTACCATTTGACCGATGCGCTCCCAATCGCCCGTTTTGTGCAAGTTCATTACGTCGGTTTTACATCACGGTAGCCAAAGACCTTCACCGCCTCATTTCTCTTTGAGAATGCACCTTCGGGATGTACTGCCGATACTGTGAACGATTCGCCATTGATAACCATTTTATCCTTGAAAGGAACGAAAATAGGCACGTCTTGCCCGTTTATACACCCAGCGGACTGGAGGTCTGAAAGCCCGAAAAGGATAGCCACATCGGCACGGTAATAATCTCCTTCGAGGGTTTCCTTTGCCCTGTCATCCATATACTCTACAAAGCCTGATAACTGAAAGGTGGCTATTTGAGTGTTACCCGTCCCTTCCATAAAATCATCCGCATAAAGGGTCGCGTGATTATAGGTAATAGGGGTCTTGCAAAAGGTGTCAAAAACATCTTGCAAAGCTAAAGTAATCTCCGTTCGTTGCGCACCTGAAAGCAAATCCATGTTGGTAGGTTAAGACCCGCAACCAAAACAATCGTCGGTGTGGATGATAAAAGGGGTCGTGAGCGTTTGGGCATCAAAGAAAGCAAGGGTCGTTGCGTCCGTGAAATCAAAAAGGCAGTTCAACTGCATAGCTTTTCGTATCGCACCTGACTTGTACATCGCCAACAACTCGTGAGGCTTTATCATCAACCGTAGGCTTTTGTTCACATCGAACTGGTCATAATCTACCTCCGCACTCCCTGCTTTCGCAGTCTTTAAATACGTCACGGGTGGAGGAGCTGTACCGTTCAACCCCTGAGCGTTGGTAGCGATAGTCAGTAGCAGGATGTACACACTCACCAAGTCGGCTACAATTGAAAGCTGCAAAGGGGTATAATTCACTTCGTCAGCAACACGGGTGTTATCGGCAACGGGAGGGACTATTGCGGGGTCAAATCGCACTTTGAAACAGTTCTCCAACTCCCAACAAGCCTCGACCTTAAATTGACCTATCAGGGTCTCATTGGAAGGGGAGTCTTCAAGAAACGGCAGCCTGTTACGCACCATTTCATAAACAGAAGGAGTTGCAGGTGCTGCCATTTGTTACGGTGCAATAGTGGGTGTCCAACCTTGCGAAATCATGCCCGCCATTAGGTTGCAGTACTCTACAATGCTGTTGGTTTCCCCCGCGACAGACCAAGCTTTGGCGAGGCCACGGATTGTGGAAGCATCGCCGCCGCGACCGTTAGCACTCAGGTAGGTTTGGAAAGATTCAGACTTGCCCTGCAAGGCACTTACGTTGTAAGTGAATAACACGCGCTCATTGTGCGTGGTGGGGATGCCGCAGTAGTTGTTATCCACTGCTCCGTTGGCTATCAACCAGTCCACAATAACATCCTTTTTGGAGTTTCGGAAAGAACTCGCATCACCCCCCAAAGCCGTCACCAAGTCGAGCAAATCACCCTTTGGTTGTGCCATCAAACGCGCACGAGCCTCCGTCGGATTTTCCGTAGAGCCGTCGGGTTTCCCGTCAGAATTGGCATCCGTAGCCGCTGTATCAAACTCCGCTAATGCCGCTACTTTTGCATTGGCTTGGTCAATGATTAAAGCGGCTGCACCTCCCGCTGCGGCTATCATTACCGCAGCCGTAGCCGCAGTAATTTGTACAATAGCCCCCGCTTGGATTCCTTGCTTTACGCGATTGTCGTAATCCACCTCTTGGGGAATTAAGCCGCTGACAATCTTTGACTGTGAGGGGATAGTAAATCTAAACGATGGTACGGAAGTTCGTACCCATATAGTTGCCGGCATCGTTTTTTATTGAAAAGTGTAGTACACGAGCTAAGGGGATAGCTCGTGTACTTAAATTGTTTAAGATAGGGTCGCGGTGGGCAATGCCATAAAGTCAGGGAAGCCGTGACTCGAAAAGAGTATCGAGCTATCGATAATCAAACGAGCGCATGGGTTCAATGTTCCGAAGCCCGTGACGATGGAAGCATAGTACCCGTCGTACTGCCGTTGGGCGTTGCGTTGTTGTTCCACCCGCAAAGCCGTTGCGTTGAATTTCACCAATGCCTGAGCGCGGTTTACTAACAGCGTTTGCGTAGCAGGAATACCCGCGTTGGTGATGAAATCCTGAGCGGTTGGGATTGGAGCGGAAGGATTCAATGCAGGTGCGCCGAGTCCCGAAGGATTCATTGCGCCTTGTGGGATGTAAGAAGGGTAGGGTTTCTTGAACTCGTCAAGTTCCTGAATTGCAATCGAGGTATCCTCATTGGCAACCATCGAGGTAGGTCTTTGTCCAACTCCTGACATACGTACCCACGCACGTAGCAAGTCACGGTAAGCAATGACCGAAGCGGTGTTCACACCGATAACGGCGGCAGCTTCGGGATTGTCGGAGTTGTCCCCAAAAATCAACGCGTTTAACGCCATCAAATCTTGACGGTATCCAAGTTGCGTGCCTACATCCCGCATGTACATACCAAGCAAGTTTAAAGGACACTCCATCACGATCTGGTCGCTCAATTCAATGCCGATAGTGAGATTCTGCAGAGTCAGTTGCTTGGAGCTGAACTCCATAGTACCCGCATTGATAGAAGCCCCCTCCGCAGTGATTTTAGCGGCTGCATCGGACATTTTGACTGAAGGCATCGTGATACGGCGGCGAGGGATATTCTCCTCCGCTGCAATCAATTGCGGGTAAATCGCAGGGCGGGTAGTACCAATACGGATAGCCTCCCGAATGATTTCGGGAAACAGGAAACGAAACCCTTCGTCAATGAAAGTTTCCGCTCCCATCAATTGGGCAATAGTAGTTACCCCTGGGTTAATCCCCAAAGCCATTAGGAAATTGTCAGGACATCCGTTTTCGGACGGGGCAAAGCCCCAACGCTCCTTAGCATAAGTCGCTAAGGAAATATCAATGGGAGCCGCTGCATCCGTACCAATTCGCAAATGGTCAAGACGCTTCAATTCTCCTTTCAAGTCCCGTACAATAGACTGCCGCAGGGACTGTGTCGCAGGGGTCTTTTCTTTTGGCATAGTCCCACCGTTAGCCGATATTGACGTATGCACATCCTGCATAGACAGGCTTGTGATTTCAGACATTGGAATAGTTTTTTGGATTAACTAATTAAGTTTTTTGGGTAACAATTGCAGCGAATAAGGCTTTATGGAGTCGTGTAAGGGTGATTCCACAAGCCAA